GACAAATTGATACAGTAAGAAGTAAAATTAAAAACTTTGCCTCTACTGTTTCTCTTACGGAAGACGCCAATCATAAAGTTGTTATAATAGACGAAGCTGATTATATGAATGCTGATAGTGTTCAACCAGCGCTTCGTAATTTTATAGAAACCTTTTATAAGAATTGTCGTTTTATCTTTACCTGTAATTACAAAAACAAAATCATACCAGCGCTACACAGTAGATGTACTGTTATTGATTTTAAGATTGTAAATGGTCAAAGAGTTAAAACTGCTACTGCCTTTCTAGCTAGACTAGAGGGTGTGCTTAAAGATCAAAATATAGAGTTTGATAAGAAAGTATTAGCAGAGTTAATACAAAAATACTATCCTGACTTTAGAAGAACAATAAACGAACTACAAAGATATTCCGTAAGGGGTAAAATTGATAGTGGTATATTATTCAATCTAGGTGAGGCGAATACCAAAGAACTAGTTACGCTTCTTAAAGATAAACGTTTTAATGACATGAGAAAATGGGTGGTACAAAACCTAGACAAAGAGGCTTCCTCCTTGTTTAAGACGTTGTATGAGACGTTATATACCTCTTTAGATGCGAAGTCGGTACCACAAGCGATATTGATTATTGCTGGGTATCAATACAAGTCTGCGTTTGTCGCTGACCAAGAGATCAATATGGTCGCTTGTTTAACAGAGATAATGGCAGGTTGTAAATTTAAATAAACTAAATAGAATAAAAGAAGAACATTATGCCAGGTAAGTGGGACGGTAGAAGTAGATTATCAAATGACAAGTACAGGGAAAGTTGGGATAGAATATTCAAAACCAATCCTGTTGCCAAAGAAGTAAGAACTCCGAAGTTTAAACCTAGTGTAGTGAAAGCTAAAAAAGGCAAAGGGAGTTATACGAGAAATGGCAAAAAGAACGATATTAAGAACATTGATAGTGAAAGCTAGAATGTTCTGGGCTGACATAAGAGGACATCATGGTATGCGTTGGAATTACGAACCAGGTGAACACTATATGAGAGGCAGTAAGAATAAAAGAAAATTATAGAAAGAAGTTTATATTATGTATGAATTGAGAGACTATCTTAATGCGATCAATTTCAGTAAAGAAAAGTTATTAGATACAGACGACCTTACCTGGGAGAAGAAGTATCCACCATTTGTAATTAACAAGTGTTTATCAATGTTTTATGATTGTATAGCACAAGTTAATGAAATGAATGGTTACCACTTCTTGGATAAGAAAACACAGTTCCATTTTCTACTAAATAGTATTAGAAAACAAAAAAGGTTTGGTGGTAAGTGGTTATCACAAACCAAGTTAAAGGATTTGGAATACGTAAAAGAGTATTATGGTTATAGCAATGAGAAGGCTAAAACTGCTCTTAATATACTTACAACTGACCAGATTGAAATTATAAAAGATTCCTTGAAAAAAGGTGGGAGAACAAAATGAGTGAAGATATAATAAATTGGTCACCTGATAGTATGTTAGAGGTAACTCTCAAACAACCAGACGACTTTCTTAAAGTAAGAGAAACATTAACTAGAATTGGTGTTGCTAGTAGAAAAGACAAAACACTTTATCAATCATGCCATATACTACACAAACAAGGTAGATATTTCATAACACACTTTAAAGAACTATTTGCTTTAGATGGTAAAAAGGCCACATTGGTAGAAAACGACATACAAAGAAGAAACACAATTACTATTCTTTTACAAGATTGGAATTTAATTGACATAGTAAAACCTACTGAAGCTGAAAACAAAGCTCCATTAAGTCAAATTAAAGTATTACCTTTTAAAGAGAAAAAAGAATGGACGCTATCAGCTAAATATAATATTGGAAAGAAAATTGAAAATACCGGAGAAGATAGCAACAATGCAAGTATCGAAGTTTAAACAATTTATCACAGAAACGGACATAGGTCGAAAAGATAAACCTATGACCGTTGCTATGGTAACTGTAGCCGACTCAAAAGACCCTAAAGAAAACACTACTGCCGATCTTATACAAAAGGCGTGTAAGAAAAAAGGTATTAAGTGTGTTATTGTAAACACCAACTCAACGATCATCACAGCAAAAGACGAAGATAAAGGAACACTTACTGTTTATAACTATGATGGTAAGAATGGTGAGCATACTTTCGTTGGTAGAGACACTTGTTGTATAGTTAGAGGTGGCGCACTTGAAAATGAAGCAGGTCTTTCATTGATATCATCATTTCAAAACTCACAAGCATTTATGATTAACACAAGAGCTTCAATGCTAACTTGTGATAACAAACTAACAACAGCATTATTATTTGAGAAGTTTGGATTACCAATGCCTAAAACAGCATTCATTTCAAACGAGAACAATATTAAAAGTGGATTAGATATGATTGG